TGCAGGATGGCCAGCGCATCGGCTTCGTTGTCGTCACCCGGACGGTGACCGCGTCGAGTGACTGAGGCGATCATCTCGTCCTTGCCGGCGTTGCCTTTGCCGGTGGCGTGCTTCTTGATCGTCCCCACGGGCACACCCTGATACGGGATGCTGTGGTGTTCGCACCATGCCGTGAGATGGCCCATGAAGCCACCGTAGGCATGCGCGGCATCCACGCCCGCATGACGACGGACTTCCTCGAAGTACACCGCGTTGATGTTGTCGCACGCCGTGCGCAGTTCCGCCAGCCAGCGCTTGAAGCGCAGGAAGCGCATGCCCCCGCCTTCGAAGCGTTGCGGCTTGAACTGCTCGGTGCCGCTGGTGATCGTTCCGTCCGAGTGCAGTACGGCCCAACCGGTACGGGTGCCCAGATCGAGGGCCAGGATCGTCGTATTCATCGCTTGCTCCATTTCTGGGACGAGTGACGGATGTGACGGGTTTGCCGGTTATCTCCTTATCGTGTGCGCACGCGCACGCGTAAGGGTTAATCAGTAGACCTGTCAAATCCGTCACTCAACCTCGCATCAGTCGTCTCGGTAGGGATAGCCGCCCCCGTAAGGCTTCGGACGCAGGCTGATGCCCGCCAGCGCCCGCGCACCCCCGGTCAGACGACACTTCTCGAACTTGCGTGTGGCCATGAGTTCGGCGAAGCGCTTGATCGAACCGACGTACTCGCCGGCCCGCTCCGCCCACTCACGCCAGTCGGTAAACAACTCGGACACGCCCTCGCGGTGGCTCTTCCCGAGCAGGCAGCGCTCCTCGATCCACTGACCCAGTGCATCCTCGGCTTCGAAGTACTCCTCGGTGGCGGACACAACGCACGGTGGCGGTTGCAGTCCATCGCGCTGCCAGGCAAGGCAGCCATCGATCGCCCACGCGAGGATCCCGTTCCGTTCAGCCAGCAGCCGCTCCGTGAGTTGGCCATCGCGTTTCTCGGGCGGCACGGTCACCGTGAACGGGATCAGGTGCAGGCGGCGCTTCATCGCTTCGTCCACGTTTCGGATCGAAGGCTTGTGGTTGCCGGCGATCACCAACTTGAACTGCGGGACGTATTCGAAGAAGTCCTGGCGCATGAAGCGCGCCGACACCTTGTCGCCACCCGTGATGGCCTTGACCTTGGACTCGTTCCAACGCCGCCCCTGTTCGGTTTCGATCGACGCCACGAAGCGCGCACCGCGCAATCCGGCGAGATCGGTCGGGTGCCGATCCCCACGCGCTTCCATGAACGTGTCCATCGGAGCGCTGGTGGCGTAGTCCCCAAGGATCGTGGCCAGCGTATTCACGAACACCGACTTGCCGTTGGCGCCCGTGCCGTAGAGGAAGAACAGCGCATGCGCGCTGGTGGCACCGGTCAGGCAGTAGCCGACCATGCGCTGCAGGTAGGCCTGCAAGCTCCGGTCGTCTCCCGTCACATCGTCGAGAAACACAAGCCAGCGCGAACAGTCTCCGCTCGGTGTGGCGGTGGCTAGCTTGGTCATCCGATCGGCACGGTCGTGCGGCCGCAACCGCCCGGTGCGCAGGTCGACAACCCCGCCTGGCGTATTCAACGCAAAGAGATCCGCGTCCCACTCCCCCGAGGTGGACGAGTGACGACGGTCGGATCGCGCCAGCCGGTCCACGCCGCCAACGGTGCCGCTCGCCAGGAGCTTCGCCGCCAGCCGGTGAGAGTCGACCTTTAGCGCCGCCTCCCGGCAGATGGACCGGATCAGGTGGTGCGCAAGCAACGTCTCGTCGGCTTGCCAGCGGCTACCCGTCCAGACCAGCCACTTGCCCCACGCCGCGCAGTACCGCCAGTCCTCGGCATAGCGCGAGGTGAAGGCCAGCGCCAGAGCGTCGTCCGTTGCCCAGACCGTGGCTTCCTGTGAGCGCGCGGTGTTCAGCGACTTGATGCACATGCGTGGGCCGGACGCAATGAACGCCTGGATGTCGAACCCTTCGCTCATCGCATCGGCCGCGTCCCAGCCGTCCGGCTTGTCATCGGGCGGGAGCAGTACGTCGCAGGACGCCGCGCCCGCAGCCAAGACCGCCTGCGCGGCCGACATGGCGTACTCCCAGCCCGGCTTGTCGCGGTCGGGCCAGACCAGGACGGCCTTGCCCGCGAGCGGCGACCAGTCGGTCTTGTCGACCGGCGCATTGGCGCCATGCATGGCCGTGGTCGCGACGACCCCCACACCGATCAAGGCCTGCGCGCACTTCTCCCCTTCGGTGAGGACGACCGTCTCGGCCGCCACCAGCCCGGGTTGATTGAACAGGGGCCGGGGTTCAGGCGGCGCCATCTTGCGGCGCTTGGCATCCCACGGACGGAACTCCTTCTTCCGTCCTGGCGGGTCGTAACGGTAGACGACCGCGATCAGCTGTCCGGCGGCATCGAGGTAGTCCCACTTGGCGGTAGCTGGCCCGAGGTCGTCGACTGGAGCCTCCTTCTTCGCTTTGCGCGGCGGCGAGGCAGGCGCGCAGCCAACAAGATCGCCGGCGTACTGCAGCACTTTCGGGAAGTCTTGTGTCACGTTCACGCCGAGGCAGGACGCCAGAAGGTCAAAGATGTCACCGCCATCGCCGGTCGCGCGGTCGGTCCACAGACCCGCCTTCTCGCCGTCGAGCACGACCTCGAGGCTGTCGCCGGGGCTGCCCAGCACGTCGCCGATCAGAAACTTGCCTCGACGCTTTCTTCCGGCCGGGAACAGCGTGAAGAGCACCGACTCCAGGCGAGCCAACAGATCGGCACGCACGGCGTCGCGCTGTGCGTTGGGATCGGCGGAGGCGTCGGCGATGTCGTCGTTGAAATCAAGCATCGACGCCCTCCCCGCCAGAGGTGGGGATCAGCGCCTGCTGAGACTCCATCCACACCATCAGCTCGTCCAGTTTGAAGCGCACGAGCTTGCCCACCCGGTAGTGCGGAACCCGAAGGCGATCACGCTCCTTGGGATGGGTGAGCAGGTACATCTGCAGGTTCAGGCAATGCGCTGCCTCACGCGCATCCACCAAGCGCTCGCGCAGAACGTCATTCACGGAAGGGTTCGTCATGCCGCGGCCCTCCAGCACCGGTCCTGCCACGCGCACATGCGGCACTCGAAGTGCGTCGGGTCATGGAAACCGCGCCCCAGCAACTCGCCGGCGTCGGTTGCCGAGATCACGCGCAGGCCACGATCGGACATGCGCTGCGCTAGCACCGCATCGAACGGCACCAACTCGGTGTAGATCTCCATCGTGTCGGCATTGATCGCCGTGAAGATCGCCGGATACTCGTGCAACTGCAGGTAGGCCTGATAGAGCACGACCTGCGCGTGGTAGATCGGCTTGGCCGCCGCGAGTCGGTTCTTCTCCAACTCGCGCCAGGACTTCGAGCCCAAGCACTTGTTCTCCCACAGCGCCGGGTACGAGAAACCTTCGGGACCGCCGACGATCACGCCGTCGATATGACCCTGCAGCCGACCATCGACAGCGGCGAACCCGAACTGATCACCGTTGGCCTTGCGGGTGCGCAGATCGAAACCTGCGGCCCGCAACCAGGTGACCATGCAGTCCTCCATCACATGGCCACGCTCGAAGATGCGCAGGATGCGCCCCTCGGTTTCGCGGCCTGGGTCGACGGGCGCCTGAGCGAACTCGTACTGCAACGCGCGCTCGCAGGCCGCACCCAGACACGACGCGCCGAGGTACCGACGGGGCGACTGCGCCGAGCGCATCCGCTGTAAACCCGCATCGACCAGCGCAGTCACCTGGCCGGAGATGCTCGACGAGGCGTTGAAGTCGATCATGGCTTCGCCTCCTTGCCTTCATCCCAGGGCAGATCGTCCTTGAGATCAGCGAAAGGATGGGCCATGGGATCTAGCGTGGGGGCCAAGCCCCGCACTGGCGGGTACTGGGTCTCCTCGTGGTGCTCGACCATGGCATCCGTGTAGCAGGTGACGATCGCGTCGATGACTTGGAGAGCCTCCGCTTCGGAGTAGCTCCCTAGCGGCTTGTCGAAGCCGATCTCGCCCGCCGCCTCGCCGAAGGACTTGAGACACTTGCGCATCGCTTCGCGCTCGACATCAGAGGGATCAATCACGTTGACCTCCCTCATGTCCTTCATGCCGTCCTTTACCTGCGCCCAGTTGCCATACAGCGCGTGAAACGCATCCTGACACCGGCGTGAACAGAAGACCCAGTCGATGGGGTAGCGCGCCGCGTGGCCAATCCCGTGACGGTTGTCCGTATGGCCGTAGCCGCGCGCCTGTCGTTTGCAGACCCAGCATTTCACGTATCCCCCCTTACTGTGCCCAGGCCGGCTTGCCCGGCACAGCAGGACGCGGAGCCTGCGACGTCGGCGTCGGTGCAGCAGCGGGTGCGGGTGCCGTGTGCATGGGCGGTGCCGTGCGAGGGGCAGCACCTGTCGCGCGGGCGTAGTCAGCGTGATCGGGCTCGACAGCGATCTTCACGACATTGCGCAGATCACCGCGCCCGTCCTTCTCGACATCAATACGGGCGACGAACTCCAGGCCGTCCAGTTCATGGAGACCGGCGATGCGCCGAGCGGCGGCGGCTTGTGGCGAGTTGTCCTGGGGACGGATGTTGCGGGCGCTATTCAGCGCCGCACGTACGAAGGTGCGTCCCATGTTGCCCCAAGCCGGACCTTTCGGGCTGTAGAGCCCGATGTTCGACCACATCTTGCGACGGGC